ATGCATAGGGGGGGTCTTAATTTGCGAGACCCCCCCGCACCCCATGTATCATTCTTTTGAAATTTAAGCAGCCTTCGAACGAATAGCTTTCCTGTAAATTCCGCTAACGTTCTCAGTTACAATCGTATCGATTGCATCATCGATAGCAGCATCTAGATCCGCTTCAGACAGATCAAGACTAACGTTAGCTATCCTTGCCAGGTAGCCAGGTGTGTCGTACCCTTGTGCATGATCGTATGCATACCATGCATCGTAGTCTGTGAACGGAGACCAAGGGTTGTCCACAGTAGTGAGCATCGCTTCTTCGTTACCATCAACCATTGTCCTCCTTCACATGTAGTGCACTGTTGAGTGTACTGACAGGCACACCCAAGGATGCTGCGATCTCTGCCTGTGTGTAGCCTGATGCTAGTCTTGCCTTAGCTATTGCTAGCTTGGAAGGCGTCATGACCGTGGCTGCACGTGGTGTTGCTAGCTTACGTACAGTCTTAGCATCAGCATTGTCCAAGATCTCACGCAACTTAGTAGAACTGATTGCGCCTTCCTGGATTGCTCGCCACTCTGATTCACTGATGATGATCTCGTGCTTGTCTGCACCCACACGATGACGAGCAGTCAACAGTGCACGACCACTGGCCTTCTTCAGGTCGGCGGGGTCCATGCCGGGATTGCTCTCTTTAATCGCCCGTACAGTTGATGCTGCTATCAACTGTGCTTGCCTTTCAAGGGGGCGGTTCTTCTTTGCATTGTTGAGTGCAGCATTGAGTCTGCTTACTTCTTTGGCATACGTCTTGGTTGCACTAGGTGAGTGCACCAGATTGCCTGTAGTGAGAGCTGTCTTTCGTGCGTCATTGGCCAAGGCCTTCAGACGATTGCTGTGCTCGGCATAGATGTTCTCGATAGGCATGCCACTGGACAAGGTGTGTGCGTTCTTCGCTTCAGCAAGCTTAGTCGACTTGGCTGTGCGTACTACCACACGACCTTGCCTATCAGTAAACTGCTTGCCTGTAAGTTCGTACTCCTTCTCTCCAGTGACTGGATTGACAGGTCCACCTAGCTTAGATGAACGTGCCCGACGATCTAGTACCCTAACCTCTGAGCTAGCTCTTGACACGATTGTTGATGCGCCAGCAAGCCGGCCAGTAGCACCACGACCCTGATAACGTTCCTTCAGTTTCGGGATACCGTTTTCGTTGTATGACCGACGGAAGTCCAAGTGATGCTTCTCAGCATCGATGACTACCATGGAATGACGAACTGCTGCAGCAAGCTCGTCAGGTTTGGCGCCCTTGATTGTCATGTCGGTGATCAGGTTACTGACATCACCCATCATGGTTTGCTTTCGCTTACCAGAAGGATGGCCGGTTCCGTAATCGACACTTCGTGTCTTGGCGTTATACGTACCACCATCGATCGTCTTCATTCCATCGTAAGGTGCATACGATTCTTGAGGATCGAAGTCTTTCAGTTTCGCCAATGGTGGTGAGGTTTTGAGTTCGCCTCTTGTGTTTGGGATGACAAGAACTGTGTCGCCATCGAAGTCAGCACCAGACAAGCGAGCTGCAATCTTGGGATGAATGCCAATTGCATCTGGTGCTTTGCCGAGATGTTCGCCACGTTGCCCAAGTGTGGCGTTAGCTTCTCTGTTCTTGTTGTTTACCGTGACTTCCGGAATCTCGAATGTTCCGCCATGAGGAAAGCGGACCAGTGCGACCTTCGTGCCGTTGATATAGTTTGGCGCGTAGATCTCATTCTCTTTCAGACTCTCGAAAGGAAGGATGACATGCGTTCGCTGACTGGGCAGTGCCTTTGCTTTGAGATGCACAGCTGCTGCATCAGCATCGTCAGAGAAGGATTCGAGAAGTTTCTTCCTGACTACTGGATTGGTGAGACGATTGATTTCGAGAAGCTCGTCTTGCCGATCCTTGAATGCGAAATCCAGTTGCCGTCTTGCCAGTTGCGTGCTCTGCTTAGAAAGAACCTGGCTTGACAGCGAACGAGACCACTCCTGCCAGTCGCCTTCCTCATTGACGATGTTCATCGGTGAAAGCCGGCGTTTGCCAGATCCATCGATGTAGTGACGCTGGCGAACAGTTGACCCGAACGGGTTCTCTTCGTCCTTCTGCTTCTTCAGGGCATCAAGCTTATTGCCCGTATCGTGCTTGTTCGTGTTGAACTGCAGATCGACACCTGGTGGCATGTCGTCCTTGTACATCGCCATACCCTTAAGATAATGGGTACCATCTACAGCGATGCGAACCTGAGCATACCTAGCGGAGCCTAGCGATACATCACGCACACCAGGACGTACATAGATGACGCCGTCTGCATTACCGCCACCTTGTTCTGCATAACGAATTGCAATCCGAGAAGAACGGATGTTGACTGGAGGCTCAATATGCTCGTAACTATTACCACCGTCTTCACTGTAGGCGGCAACAGTCTTAATCTGCGTTGGATCGATGAACTTAGGCGATCCTGGCGGTACGAGAGTCTTGACCGTAGTCTTCTTGCCGGCTCCGGTGCCGACCTGATCCACCTGGACATTACGTACTTCATAACCTCTCTGCTTCAGTATCGCTACCGAAGTCGCTAGTTTAGTATCACTGATACTGAGGTGATTCGCAGTACCAGAACCAATGTCCAGATAACCGCCGTCTTTGATCTTGCTTGCCAGAAGGTCAGCGGTGGTGACGAGAATATCTTTCCGGTTCTGCAGAGCCGGCTGTAGCAGGGAACGAACTGAAGACTCAGGAATATGCATACGCTGCCCGATAGCAACGTTAGAAAGTCCTTTGTCTTTGAGCCGAAGTGCTTGCGAGGCGTTAGCTTTCTGTATCTCGTTTCTCGCGATGGACTTAAGAGCACGGAAGTCAGTTGTCGAAATCTCGAAACCTTCGGCAATCTGGGTGTCTGACAACCCCTTCTCGCGTAGCTCCCTGACATACCCTTGGAAACTGCGATGATTCTCTTCTGGCGTTCCGCCAGATCCCCAGGGGTAGCGACCGGACTTACGAAGAATACCGTAGTGATAGAGTTCAGTGTCGGCCACTTATCCCCCCAATTTCAGGTTGTCGATGTATTGATCGAAGGTGATGATCTTGCTCATGATGTGCGCAATGATGTCTACGCCTGGTGTAGCAACTTCGATCTCATCATTCTGGTAAATCCGAAGCTCGATCTCAATCTCTCCTGGCTTAACTCCATACTCCAGGCAAAATAGAGATGCATAGATTTCGAGTTGGTGCATGGATCCTGGATTGACACCAGTCTTCAGATCATGAATGCGAAGCAGGTCCTTAGCGAAGGCAATCGTGTCAACAGTGCCGTAGCAGTTGAGCGAGTAAACCAGAACCTGTTCTGTTGACATCCTGAAACCGATGGCATCATTGACATAGCTGTTGATGGTCTTGGTTGAGCGAGGTAGCTTGACGCCCAGATTAATCAGTCGCTGGGCTAGTTCATGCATCTCAACGCCTCGTCGTGCAGCCTGTGCGTTGAACCAGGTTTCAGTAAGCTTCTCATGATCGTAGTTGATCCAGTGATACTTACTGGCACTAAGGAAGGCGTGCTGCCCCACGAGATGCGAGTGCGAATTGAAGTGCATCGAGGACTTCATCCTTGTTCTCGGGATAAACGAATGCCGCGAAAGACATATCATTCATCAAACGTACGTAATACTTCTGATTTGGTTCAGTACGAGCATCACGATAGGGCTTGACTTCAAAAGCTGCCCAGGTGTCATGCAGAAGCATCAGTACATCGGGAACACCTTGCAAGTAATTCGCATCATTCTTGACCACGATCGCTTCAGGGTAGCGCTGGCGCAACTCCTCCATGAACGATCTCTGAAATTTACTTTCTAGTTTAGTCATTCGTCCCTCTCCTTGCACGAATGAGATGGTAGTACAGACTACTGCCGGGGTCCGCAGACCAGCTTGTCCCGAGATGAGAGCACCAATCACCCAACAGTAGCCTGCACGTTTAATGCGTCCAGTTGCTTCTCCGATTGTGCAGGCAACAGGAGCGTAAACTGAACGCAAGTTAGCAAAGATAAGAGGGTATGCCGCTCTTTCGAGCATGCGTATCCTCTCCTTCTATTATAGGGCGTGTAATTTCTGCGAACTTTGGGTTTTGCAAGTGGGTACAATGTGCGGTTTTTATTCGTAAAACTCTCTGTCGTTTTTTCTCGTTTCCCCATGCACCTTGGCCCGTTCCCCCTATATTATTATACTACTACTATACTACTATAGTAATAAAACATGCACATTGTACACACTACCCCATTTCTTGCAAAC